ATCTATTATGTCAAAATTCATAGACTCAAAATCATCTACCAACATTCTATGGGTAAGACCTACGAAATGAAAATCAAACTGATTAAGCTGCTCAGCAAAAAATATCTGCTGCATAGCCCTATCTCCCTCAAGAGAGTCCCAAGAAAGTATCTGCTGACATGCTAACAGAAAATCTGGAACCTCTACACGTATCATTCCTCCTGGCTTAAGTATTCTACACCACTCAGCTAGAACTGATCTATATTCCTTCCAAGGAAAGTGCTCTAGACACTCAGAAGTATAGACTATGTCGGCATAGTTATCTGGAAGTTTTATCTTTCTTGCATCTGACACCACATCAACAGGTACCATTTTTTGATTCACATGATCATACAATGGCGTAGGATCTATATCTACGTGTGTCCAATCGGAACCCAGATATGTACGAGTACCTATAACAACCTTTATTCCTTCACCTTGAGGTATTGTCTCTAATCTCATTATATAATTCTTCCCCTATACAAATTCTGCCATCTTGGAACCTTTATAAGATCTACTTCTCTACCCAACTCTTTTATGTACAATGTCTCAGGATTATCGTTGATACCCTGCAATTCTGGCTGTTGCTGATACCACTCTTCCAAATAAGACGAATGCCAATCTTCAAATCTAGTTACATTTGAACTATAATAGTTCACATGTGGGCCAACAAAATATTTATTCCATTTATCCACCCATTTAATGACACCATTATTTATTCTCTCTCTAGCGGCAGGATCGTTAGAAGAAGTCGAATCATGAAAAACTCTAACTGAAGGATCAGCAACACACCTATAACCAGCTAAATGTAGTCTAGTTTGAAAATCAACTTCTTCCTGATGTCCTATCTCAGTATCAAACCCACCTATCTCAACAAATCTTTGTCTATTTAAAATCCAACAAAAACCAACTCCCCACAACACTTCCAGGTAAGATGGTCTTTTAATTGGATATGCACCCCCATTAGGAAAAGCCATACCAACCTCATGATGAGACTCAAGGTAAGATGAGAGTTTAAGATCCCAGCCTGGAGTTTCAATGTACGCATCGTTGTCTATGTAGCCAACATTATTTGTTTCAGCCCAGGAAAGTATCCTATTAACAGCTCCCACATAGCCGAGATTATGCTCATTGAATTCTGCTATAACTCTTTGATCCTGTGATACGTGACGCTCAACAACGTTACGAACATCTTGATCTGTTGAATTGTTATCCACAATAAGTAGACGCCAATCAGATTTAGAGTTATTACGAAACGCAGTAATTGCCCTATCTAGTTTAGCTGGATTATTGTAGCTAGCAGTTCCGAAATCTATTCTCATATTTTAATCCACCAGTTTCCATTCTCATGAAGTTCAAATCCGGTAGAAATTAAAAGTGGAGCCCAATCATTTTCAAACCTATTATTAACAGAAAGATGCATGGGGATTGAATTTCCATGCTCTGCATCACCTATCGCAAAAGCATTTTGAGCTATGAAAGCGCCACCTTTTTTCATGCACTTATGGACCGCCACAACCCACTCTTCTACATTAACTAAATGCTCAAAAAAATCTAGCGCAACAACACCAGAATATTCTCTATAGCCAAGATTTGGTTCCCAGTTTCCCGTAAATCTTGTCTTAATATCTCTATCGCCAAACACCACCTGTGCAAAACGGGCAGTGAGACTATCCTCAAGGTCATGATACGTTACATCAATACCCTCATCAAACATTCTTACACTTAGGTCACCCACACCGTCACCCAATACAAGCGCAGGTGTTTTACCGGTAGCGCTTAATCCCTGAGCAATTCCATCGCACATCCCAGAATAATTAAAAGCTTCCTCTAAGTGATAGGCAGAAAGCTCCCATATATATGCGTCTGATGTTCTATACCAATCTAAAAGCTGTGAATCATTATTTACATCTACATTTTTTCCTATAAAATCTTTTGCAACTTCTGCATGATTGTGGTGAAAACCTTTAGACAACCTATCGTATGCCGACTGGTATGGAACACCCAAGAAGTCAGATATTTGCTGAGATCTATTATTTATATTTATCATTTATTTTACTCCATATACTAAAGGCATCTATTATATTCATTTCGTAACCCTGATTGTAAACACAATCTTTTGCATCCCAGGTTGTATTGTACGGCCTACTTGCTAGACCAGAAAAATACTCATGCGATACTCCATTTATTCTACACTGTAGTATGCCATGTAAGTTATACTTTATGTCTGAAGCTAAAGAAAATCTACTACACTTAATTGGATGACCTAAATGATATATTTTCTTTACACTATTCTTATCTGATAGCATTATATTCCAAAGTGACTTAGCTGCATCGTGAGCAAATAAAGGAGAAAAGAACCTATCATCAACCTGCAATTGATGATCTTTTTCCATGATATCTTCAAAAGGATTTGTTCTACCAATACTTCTATTATATCTAGAACCGAGAACAAATGTTAATCTTACAACAGAAGAGTAGTCAACATTTAGAGCAGCTGCCTCAGCGTTAGCTTTTTGTCTACCATATTCAACTATCGGATCTGTTTTTGACTTTGTTGAATATGGCGCATCTTCGCCAGAAAATACAGCTTGTGTACTACCCTGAATAAAATAAGAATTGTTTTTGTTACACCAATCAGCTATTTCTTTTGGCATTTCTTCATTTACTGATACAAATCTGTCAGGTGTACTCTCAACAATATCAACCCTATTTTCTCCAGCTAAATTAAGTACTATATTTGGCCTATAAAAAGACAAAAACTCATGCACGCTGTCTTCACCGTAGCAAAACTTTTGATATAAATCATCGCCTAAAGTTCTACAGTAAACAGCATCTATATCGCTAGGTTGAGAATGTATCATATTTTGACCCACGACACCTCCAGCGCCGAAGATCACTACTTTACCTTTTACCATTGCACTATTATACTACATCTGGTCTTTCAACTTCAGACATTAATCTGGCACGACTCCACGCACCACAATCATTACAGTAATACTGCTGATAGCAAGCTACTTGAGTATACTTTTGTCCACGCTTCTGAAGATTAGAAGAACCACAAGTCGGACAATCGCACCCACCATCATATACGTTAAGATTAGGATGATTAGTCATCCATGGACGAAGCTTCATGTAAACATCTCTGAGAAGATCCACATCCTGCCTAGCATACTTAATCATGGTCTTCCATGATTTCATATCGCCACGCATACAGCCAGCCCATGTGTCAAAGCCTCCTGCATTTACTTTTCTACCAACACCAAGATAAGATCCCAAATGATCCAACTTATTACTATTAAACATAAAGTATCTTCTAGCTATTTTAAGGGTGTCTATCTGCTTAACTGGAGAAGTTGGACCCAACTCATGGTATACGAACCTAGCATTGGCTTTTCTCATGTCAAACCTATCACCGTTATGAGCTACTACAATATCAGCTTCATCTATAAGATCCCACATTTTTTTTACTACATGATAATCATTTTCTGGATCTTTTTTGTACGACTCAGGAAAATCTACCAATGAACAAACATGTGTCTTCTTTTCACCCTCCCAGCGATAAGACACACAAAGAATGTACCACTCTCTCTCATGGTCAATAACATTTTGCTCATACTGACCCCATACATAACTTAAATTAGGTGCAGTTTCTATATCGTAGTATAATATTTTAGCCATACTATTCCAATCTTATGTGGCGGAGAGGGTGGGATTTGAACCCACGGAGGGCTTGCACCCTCTACATCTTAGCAGGATGTCCCATTTGGCCGCTCTGGCACCTCTCCTATTTCCTACAATAGTATAGCATACTATGAGAGTGTTTTGAGTATTAGGAAAAATATTTTTTGAAGAACCTCTTCAGTGCAAGAAAAAAATACTTCAGAACCATCACCCAAACTTATCTTTACTGTGTGACCATCTATTACATCACCATCAGTTGTAATCATTGATGTTGATGGAGATATTTCTAGGTTATGAAGTGATGGCATAAAGCCATCAAAACCACTTGCATCTGTCATTACTTCTTTTTCTTTTTCCTCTTATACGTAGCAACGTTTTTAGGCTTCTGACCCTTCTTGCCTTTAGCCGGAGTGCCACTTGCTCTTTTCCTTTGAACAGCACTCTTCTTTTGTGACTTAGACATTGAATTAGCTTTTGCTACTGGCACGCACTTGGCATACCCTCCGCCCTTACCTGAAGTACCGCAGGGTTGATACTTGCCCTTCTTTTTGGGGGCACCAATGTTAACCCATTTTTGGTCAAACCACTTAGTTAAGCCTACACCTTTAGGGCCTGGCATTACTTTTTCTTCCTTGTGGCTTTCTTTTTTCCTCTCGGCTTGACAGCATCAACCGTTCTCCATCCACCACCATGACTATTATACCACTTAACAGCCCACGCATTAGCGTAAGCTGATGGGTATACAGTAAACTTAGATCTAGCCATTGATTTAGCCCTGCTCCAAAGCTTGGGATTAGTAGGTTTATTCTGTCTAGCCATTAGTCGTCGTCCTTCTTCATGCCCTTAGCACCAAAGTAGCCGCCGATAATGCCAATCACGCCACCAAGAGCTGTCTGGACAAGAGTCATTACATCTGAAGAGACCTCTACCGCTTCCCCAGTCGTCTGAGTTTCAATAGCAGCAACGGCGTAGTCACCAATAATAGCAATAAGAATAGCAATCATAACGCCTACGGCTAGGACCAGCATCGTTTTATCCTTTATGTCCTCTTTCATCAGCTAAACATTGCCCCCCAGGTCTTAGGTCCGACTACGCCGTCAGCAGTTAAACCGTTAGCGGACTGCCACGCTTTAACAGCAGCTTCTGTCTTTGGACCAAAATCTCCGTCAACATAAGCGTCAACTTTAGCCTGAATAAGCTTAACCTCATTTGCATGGTTGTGACCCAAATCAACAGGGTGACCAGGATACTTATGGGCTGGTGAATTTGATGTGTCCTGAGGTGAATCAAACATTGCAGCCCAAGTCTTAGCTCCAACTACCCCGTCAGCAGTTAAACCGTTAGCGGACTGCCACTCCTTAACAGCGGCTTCTGTCTTTGGACCAAAATCTCCGTCAACAGTTATCTTAAGCTTAGATTGAATCATTCTAACCTCATGAGCATGGCTGTGTCCGCGATCAACCGAATGACCAGGATAGTCATCAGATGTTGGATTATCTACAGCCTCAGACTTTTCTGAAGGAGCAGGAGCCTGTGATAACGAGGCAAAATCAGTACCAGCAACTAAGTCGTGCATGACTCTTTCATAGTATTCGGAATCGTCAGCATGCTCGTTTGAGATCTCGATATGGATCCAATCCCCGCCAGGCGCACCACTAAATGCTTTCTTAGAATACACTGACCAGGCATTCCTATCACACTTCCATCCACGACCCCAAGGAGCTGGATGATAATCAAATACACACTCTATGCCAAGGATGTCAGCGTTCTTGACCAAGAAGTCCATCCATATTTTGACCTTCTCGTAGTCTCCGTATCCACCATACCTTCCACCTCTCCAAGAAAGGTCAAAAGCTCTTCCTGTTCCATGTACACTGGGGTTCTTCTTACCCCTCATCGCTCTGACGCCCCATGATCCGTTATTCCACAAGCCACCACCGCTTAAATAGTTAATAAGCTTAATAAGCTTTTCAGTTCCAGATCTTTTTGCTGTGGCATTATAATCCCAGCCAGTATAAGGTCTACCCATTGTATTCTCCTATCACTTTTTCTTTTTGTTCTTAGAAATCTTACGTAGTGTTACGGCTAAATTAGCCTGACGCCTAGTTGTTGCATCATACTTGGAAGGATTTTTTCTGACAGCTGACGCAAACTGTGCCACTGTCATCTTTCTTCTTTTTGCTTTCGCAGTAAAAGCACCAGGTCTTTTAATGGCACCTTGTATCCACTTCTTGTCATTTTTTTTAGCCATAATAATTACACCTCTAAACTACTAGTAACCTGCTTTTGCCTGTAGTCATTAATTGCCTGATTTAAACCCTGACTTGAAATAATTATACCATAAATAAAAAAACTGCGACAGTCATTAGACTATCGCAGTAATTTATGATAACTACTACTTCTTTCCGCGATTCCTGGCCCTATTTTTACTTGGACTTTCTGGAACCAGCTTACCGCTCTTGGTGTGAGACATGTCTTTACCACCCTTGCCCATTATACCTCTCTTATATCTAGCCTTAGCTAGCTGTCTTCTTTTTGCTTTTTGAGAAGGCTTAGAGTTAAACTTTTTATCTGTTGCAGCTTTCTTTCTTCTGGCTGCAGCATTTTTTCTATAGTACTTTGCAGTTCTTTTAACCCTTTTAAGCTTAGGAGGAGCCATGAATCACTTACCGCCTTTTTTCTTCTTTCTAAGAATAGCAGCCTGAATTGCTGGTGGCAATTTCTTCTGAGCGGGTGTCAAACCATTACCCATTGACTTCTTAGCTGCTGAAGTTTTCTTTGCGGCCATTTTCTTAGCTGGCTTTTTCTTTCCGTATGCCATTATTTTCTCCTTTTTCTCATTTCAGTATTGGTGGATAATGTGGACCCACTGACTTCTTAGCTGCTGAAGTTTTCTTTCCGTATGCCATTATTTTCTCCTTTTTCTCATTGATGAATAATATTTTTTTCTTCTTATACCAAGATCCCAGTAAGCACTATTTTTGTGATCTGGATCTTTATCATCTACAGTGATAGTTCTCATCTTTCTTTTCATGGCAGAATATTCTGCCTGAAATCTATCACGCTTCAATCTATCACGCTTCTTCTTGACCACTTGACTTCCTCACTCTAGTCTTCTTGTTAGAGACTGGATCAGATTTCTCGTAGTGCCACATCATATGATCCTGCATTTGATCGTCAACTTTGTCTATCTTATGATGGAGATTAAACAACTCATCTTTGACACCACTGACTAAACCGGCAACAACATTATGGTCATCTCTATTTTCTTTCCTACTCTTTTGAACAAGCGCAGTTACAACACCACCAACTGCAGCTATTGCTGCGACAATTATTGCTTCCATACCGGTCACCATTTTACCCTGTCCGCCCAGTAGGCTGCAGACATTTTACCCTTCTTGATATTAGAGGCATGGCGAGCTTTAAAAGACCTTCGTCTAGCAGCATAAGACTTGGACTCGCCTTTTTTCTTGGGAGAACCGCTAACACCCTGCTGGCCAAAGCGAATTGTCTTAACTTTATCACCAACCTTAGCTACAACTACGTGAGATTTTGTTGGGTGATTTGGTGTTCTTTTTGGCTTGTTGAATCCAGAAACACCTGCTCTTGTAAGTCTAGGGTCTTTTTTTGCGGGCATTAGTTTTCCTTTTTCTTTTCTTGTTAGATTTCAAAACAGGACCATTTGACTTTTGATTATTTGTCCCCATTCTTGGCCCACTAATATATATGAACTTTTTAATAGCCATATATATTAGCCTTTATTTTTCTTTATCTTTCTCTTACCCGGAACAGAAGAAGGTGGGGTAACTGGTAAATCCTGAAAATTAGGCTTAGCGTCTGCGAGAAGTTTGTAGTGGTTGTTTTCAGAGGATGTTTTCATCCCAAAACCTTTTTTGTCAGCCATAAAGAAACCTTTCAAAATATACTAAATACAATAGTAACCATATAAATCAAAAAAAGAGGGTTACCCCTCTTCTTTTAGGAATAAAATCAGGCCTTTTTAGAAGGCGTTTTTTTGGCAGGAGTCTTCTTTGAAGGAGTCTTCTTTGAGGGAGTCTTCTTTGAGGTCGAACCTTTAGGTCTACCAGGACTCTTTTTAGCTGGCTTTGGAGCAGAGGGTTCTATCTTGACAATCTCACTAATATCTTCCTCTAATTCAACAGGAGTAACATTAGTTACGGTATGGTCGTCTATATCAAAACCACCAAGCTTCTGCTCTTCAACTATAGTATTTTCATTTTTAGATGGAATTATATTTCTAAAAAATCTTTTAATTATATTCATTTTATCAACTTCCTTGTTGTGACTCTTTAATTAGTAAATATCTTTCGCCAGTTTCTTTAGAAACTATACCAAACCCATAAGCTGCAGCTTCTTCAACAGCTTGCTGTAAAGCCTCCTTATCCCCTAGGGATACATCAGCCAAAGGCAATGTAATTCCGGCATAGACGTCTATGTTTTCAAAATTACCTATATTAATTTTTCTATTAACACCACATATAAAAACTGGATTAGTAGAAATACTTATTTCATTGGACAAAGTTTGTACCACCTTTTCTATAGAATGAGTATCGGACTGCTCAAATGCTGAAGGAACTATCTTAGGCATAAGCTGCAACCAAACCATTAACGTAATCAAGAGTAAATAAAGTTTGATCATCTACAGTTAGATCATCAGTATTTATTACCATGTTAGATATCTTACATATATCATCCACTTGTAGTTCTGAAGGATGACTCATTTGCTCACTGGTCATGTATGCACCGTCTCTAGAAAACATTCTTTCGTTTCGCACTTCATCAGACGCAGTATAGCACACAACTATTCCATTATCTTGATTAAGGATAGTTTCGGCTTCGTTTAGAAACCTAACATCAGAGATAATAACGGCAAACGGAGAAGGTTCAGTGTCTTCATTTAAAGATCGCAAATAACTTAAATGCAAAGAATTGGACTTTCTAATTGCCCATTTACAGAAACATTCGGGATCATGAGATCTACACACGTCTCCAGACTTCTGGAGAAAAGTTCTAGGCTTAACACCCTCTGGCTCTATTGGCATGGACTGGATCTGCTGAACCATCTGAACCATGTCCTCATAGTTTGGCACGTCCCCTATAGGAGAGTTACCGAATAGTTCATACAGCGTATCATGCACTCCGTAAAGTTGCCTAACCTGCTGCCTAGAGCCAATAACGCCTTTCTTTATTGAAGCTAACTCATACAAAGGAAGTGCGAAAAAAATATGATCCCAAACAATACTAGAATTTTGAGAATCAACTTTTGCCTTTGGAACTATCTTTTCCGCAACAGAAGTCTTTCCCGTAGCTGCTTTTCCAGACAGACCTATTATAATGGGTTTACTAGGGTTATATTTAAAATCTTTCATAGACTAAATTATACCACAACTATTGCTGTAGTTCATCCTTTCTATATTTTAGGTTATCAAGAAATTGATTAGCTAAACTATCAGCTTCCCAAACATAATTTCTTTTAACTTGAACAATTCTAAAATTAAACTCAGACTTTATCTCTTCTATAGTCATAAGTAATGGTAATAAAGATTCGTTTTTACATCTCCACTTACCGCTAACCTGATTAGCAACCACAGCGGAATCAGTATATATAATTGGATCTATTAAATCTGCCATAGAGCAAATGAGCAAGCCGGTTATAACAGCTTCATACTCAGCTTCATTGTTAGTTCTGGGACCAAGTCCCCTAGCAAACTGTGCCACTTTTTTCTTGTTCCTATAAACCACAGAAGCACACGCAGCTTCGCCAAACTTCTTCTGACCCTGACCCCTTGAAGCGCCATCGCAAAACACTTCAACATTCATAATTCTTAATTAACCTTAACATCATATTGTATTCCTAAACTTTTAATGGTTTCCATCAATTTTTTTTCAACTGAAGGTGACGAAACAACTATTGTTCTAAGTAAACTATACCTATCACCATCATATTCTACCTGAGTTGGAAAATCACAAGTGTCTCTTGGTTCTGCGTAAAACTCTACAGGAGAAGAAACACTTTTATATACTGCGTAAAACATAAACACCTCTCTTAATAAGTGCTGAAATCAGAACTATTATAAAACCCTCTCTCCTCCCTATAGGTGGCCATCTGCATTGACTGCATTTTGTCCATTAGCTTTCTTGCGGACTCTGATGCAATTCTGGCAGATAACTCTATAGCCTCAGCTAAATGAACTATAGATTCACAAGTGACCATAGCGGAGTATTCTTGCTCTGCGGCTGATATTGCAGAGGCTTCTCTTTCGGAATCATTCTTTCCTATCTTGTTGGCTTTATAAACCCTATTGTAGTCACCTTGAAGTATCTTTAACTGAGCCCTAGCCATCCCTGCAAATCTTGCAGCTCTTCCATAAACATTTGATGTTCTAGCAACAAGGGAAGCTACAGTTTCAAAACCCATATCAACAGTGTCGTGCTCAGGTATCTCAACGAAATACTTATTCTGCTCATCAATACTACTGTAAGCTTGAATCACCTCCGAAAGCTGAGGACCCAAAAATTCAATTAAAAGCTCTCTAAGTTTTTCTAGAGAAGGACTGTTCATTTATTTTTCTCCATTGATATCAAAGTTTTATATTCATACATATCATAATCGATTATATAATCTACTATCTTTTGCCTAACTTTAGACAGGTGCTCCCTAACAGTGTTGGGGTGTTCATTGATCTTCTGTGATATCTGACTAGATCTTTGACCATCAACATATCTCCACTTCAAAAGCTGCCTCTCTTGAACGGTAAGTTTATCAAATGGTGGAGAATTTTTCTCGCCTAACACCCAAAATTCATCTATTTTATCTGAAGCCAACATCTCTTCCAAAGACATCTCTACTGGATCAGCTTTAAAGCCAACGTAACTATCATCAGACTCTTCGTCTGGACTAGCATCGTCTGATATTAGGGGAAAAGTTTTTCTACCAAGCTGATCAATTAAGAAAGTGTCAACATTTTTCTTAAGTAAGTAGAAAAAATAACTATACAAAAATCCACTAAATGGTATAGAACCTTTTCTTTCATACCTGGCGATGCATTGGAAAAATGTCATGTCTACCGTCTGTCGGATATCCTCCTCGTCCCCATACCTTCGTGCCATATAGTTTATGCCCCTCATACATTCTTGTATCTCTCTCATAGCTTGAGGAGTAATTTTATTTTTCCTCAGAGCAAAGCGTGTGTAGGTATCCTTTATGAATAGGGATATAAATCTCCTAATATCATAGTCGCCCAAATTAAATCTATTATAATAAAGAAGCGAACTGTACTTGCTTAAAAAATTATTAAATACTTTAAGTAGCTCTTCTTGATGAAAAGAGGATCCAGATTTAGCTTTCTGTATCAGTGCCTGCATCTCCTCCTCTGGTAGAGAGTAATAAGTTTCTTTATAAGTTTTCTTTTTCTTTGGCTCACTAGGGTTTTGAGTCATTTTTTTCCTTCCCAATTTAAAAGATATTCCGAATACTCATCACGTATATCTTCATAAAATACGACTCTGGGGACCTCTAGCTCATCCATGAACCTAATTGCATCTTTAGAGTACTTACTTATGACACATGTTAAATTTAAAAATTCTTCTAAATAATACCTCTTAAACCTTTTAAGTTTAATTTTACTTTTATCATCCAGGTAACCTTTTACCTCTATCCAATCTTTATTCCTCTTCAAAAAAAAGTCTGGTGTATAAGCCCTAGTTCCTCTCTTCACAGGAAAAGGAAAAACTGTTGGCTCAAAATCAAATTCTATTTTATATAGGTTTAGTACTCGAACAAAATTAGCTTCCCAGCTAGACCTAACATTCATCTGTATATCATTTCTGAAGCCAGTTTTAGTGTACTGGTAGGCGTTACCCTTCTTTCGAGCAATGACGCCATCATTGTCCAGCAAGACTTGATCCACCTGCCTGTTCCTGATATTGTTCAGGTTCGGATGTTTCTTGAAGGAAGATTTTTCCAGAAAAAATTCTCTTGACTTGACAACATCCACACTCATTATGATATCCTTTACTCGTAAACCTATAAGTAGAATAATTATACAATATAAATTAAAAAAATACAAACTTTAACGAAAGGTTACAATATGAACACTTTAAACACTTTGATCACCAGCATCAACGAAAACATTAAGACCAACACAGTTAAGGATTTAATGTCACTTGGCTTCTCTCAGGACGAGGCCACATCGATGCTAGTTAAGTTCACACCTAACTACAAGGAGCAGGCCGAGCTGTTTGCATCCTTCGGTGATGAGGATCTAGAGGAAGCTGTTTTCGACAGCGATTTCTGATACCTCTATTAAAAAGAGGGGTAGGCTGGTAATCAGTCTGCCCCTCTTTTTTATTTGCGTATTTTACTATTTCGATAAACGCCAGTACCACAAGCTCCGGACTTAGCGTGATCACAATATGAGCAAGCTCTAGTATTTGCCGTGGGAAGATAGTTTGTGTCATCAACTATCTTTTTCATCTCACTTATCAGATCTACTTTTACCTTCTCTAGATCCTCAATAGAGAACATATGCCCCTTTCTCCTACCAGACCTTAAGTAATACAGTTCAGCGTAGACCCTCTTACCCGGAAATAGGATTGAAGTTGCTAGAGCATATATTCCCAACTGTAAGTTGTTAGGTATTTCCTTATTGGAAACCTCCCACTTACCTGTCTTGTAATCAATTATGTGAACTAAGTCGTCACGAACATCTACCCTATCTATGAACCCTCTTACAATATAGGATCCAATAATAAGATCAAACCCTAACTCTTTAGCATATATATTAAAATCTTCGCCTTGATGAGTGTCATAGAAGTCCTCTATGATAACTGACCCTGCGTCTAGAAGCTCCGTGGGTATCTGGTTTGACGGATCATATTTTGGGATTACAGAGTTATACTCTGACTTAAGAGCAGCTAAATCTAATGCTGTATCATTGTCTAATATGTTTTCAAAAACCTCGTGAACAATATTTCCAAGAACAGCCGCTGGAGCAAATTGCCTAGGCTCCTTTGATATATAACTATAAAAATATTTTGCTGGACACTGTTTATATGTATCTATCCTGGAATATGAGAAATCTACCAAAGACATTTTCTCTAAATCTGATAAATCCTCATACCTTTTTACTACAATTGAACTCAAGAAAACTCCTTATATTACTCTTCTACACTGTTTGGGTCATAAAAAACTTTGCCACTAGCATCATACTCAATTCCCGCTTCGTCTATAACATGCCCATTATGCTTATTTCTAAACAGGCCTTCACCAACCGGTATCCAACCTGATTCTCCTATTTCCATAAAATCATCTTCTAACCTTGGCCACATAATAAATCTCCTATTCTATACTATGGATTTCTTCTATATTTACATAGTAATTAAGCAACACAAGTAGGTCACGCATTTCTTGATGCGACGCCCAAAAACCTAGCATGCCGTTCTGGATATAAACTCTAAGAACTTCACCAGTTTCATCACTACTGTATTCAGTTATTTTTATGTCACCTTTAGATATTGTATTCATACTAAAATCTTGACCCATAAATTCGTTATTCATATCAATCTCCGTATATCTGTATAGGGTTCCAGTTTGGATCGTTCATCTTCTCTCTCATATCTTTAACGTAAGAATCCCAATCTCTCTCGTCTTCAGATTTCTTTTCATACTGAACCTGCCCTTTAAAGGGGTCACTTCTAAACTTAGTGATAACTAGTCTACCTTGCTGAGTTCTCCATCTAAGTATTCCGTTTTTGCAGTCGCAAAAATCATCAGGATGAGGATCTATTTTTCCTGCTGGATCATACCTACCGCTGCAGTCTGCGCACTTTGCGTGCTTTCCCTTGTCTCCGCACCTATTGCAAGACCCACAAAATGTCCAACAATCTTTAGTGCTTGGGTTTCTGTAGCTTCCGTTAGCCGCCATTTAAATTCTCCAATTCTATTAATGAGTTTAAGATTTGTTCTACCTTAGAAGAAGCAGTCTTTTTAAATTTATAAGAATACGTATGCTTGTCCGAAGATAGCTCTAAGTACACTGGTCTATTGCCAGGATTTGATGATATTATATCATAAATATCAGCAACTATAGTTGGTCTAGATTCATCTGACAAGTGAAGAGTTATTGATTTACCTCTATTTATAGTTGATGAATCTAATTTTTCTATAGAAGAGAAATATATTTTTACGTCAGAGACTTCTGCTTCTGACTCGTTAACAACTGTTCCCGAAACAATGACGATATCACCTTTTGAGAAAAAGTTATCGTCTATATTTTTTGCTGAGTTGGGAAAAACTATTACCTCCGTATCTGAAGATATGTCCTCAATAACCAACTTAAACATCTTGCTACCCTTTTTGGTAATTATCTTCTTAACGTCAGATAAAATTCCACCTATCTTGACAAAAGAGCCTGATGATACTTCTGGTAAATCTACAATTTCAAAATCAATTTTCTTTTTCAGTACGTCCCAAACACCCATAACTGGATGAGACGTTACATATATTCCCAGCTGAGCCTTCTCCTCTTCTAGCGCAGACAACTCAGATATTCTAGAATAATCATCTACGTAATTTTCTACAAGCTCATCAAAAGCTCCTGACTGCGCTAGATTCTGAAGTGTACTCTTCTTTAAAATAACAGGGTCACATCTTCTAAAGAAATCATACATAGATGTATAACTATCTTCACCCCTACTGTTTAAAATAGCTTCTGCAACTGCATTACCTATACCAGAAATAGCAGAAAAACCAAATATAATTTTATCTTTATCAGCGACTTGGAAATCAATTCCAGATTTATTAATTGATGGAGCCAAAACATCAATCCCCAACTTCCTACAATCTGAAAGATACAGGGACTGCTTATCCTTGTTTCCTACTACCGAACTCATAAGTGCCGCCATATATTCTACGGTATAGTTAGACTTAAGGTAGGCAGTTATATAGCTAACCATCGCATAACTTGCAGCGTGGGCCCTATTAAAACCATAACCGCCAAAATACTCAATATCGGAAAATATCTTATTAGCTAATCCTTCGTCCAAATCGGAAAACTCTACACATCCTTCCACAAACTTTTTTCTCATTAATGGAATTTTATCCATTAACTTTTTACCAATAACTTTTCTCAAGTCATCAGCTTCTGCAGAAGTAAAACCTGCTAATTCCCTAGAAACAGCTAATACATCTTCTTGATACAGCATGATTCCCAATGATGGCTCTAGGACTTCTTTAAGCTTTGGATGCTCGTAAGTAACCCTACTTCTCCCATGCTTCCTATCTATATATTCTTTATCCATACCAGAACCCATAGGGCCAGGTCTGTGCAGGGAGATTAGCGCCATTATCTCTTCAATGGTTTTAGGCTGAAGTGCCATCATCATCTGTCTCATAGAAGAAGACTCCAGCTGAAATACCCCAATGGAATTCCCCCTACAAAGTTCATCAAATGTCAAAGGATCATCTGTAGGTATATCATCAACTACAATGTCTTGGTTTCTATTCTCCTTAACTAACCTTATACACGAATCGATTACTCCAAGATTTCTCAATCCAAGAAAATCAATTTTCAAAAGACCACATTGCTCAACTCTACCCATATCCCACTGGGTTACAATAGGATTATCCTTACCCTTTTGCATAATTGGAAGATAGTCTGTAAGTGGACCTTTTGATATGACTACACCAGCAGCGTGTATGCCAGTTTGCCTAACAATACCTTCAAGACCAAAAGCCGTATCAACTATTTCTTTAGAAATAGAATTAGAATTATATTCCTTTATAAACTCATCAACTTCCATGCACTCGGAAAGATTCTTGGAGACACCTAAAATTGGTGCAGGAACAAGTTTAGATACTTTATCACCCTCGCTGAAGCTATAGCCCAAAGCCCTAGCAGAATCTCTAATTGACTGTCTAGCGCCGGTCTTATTAAAAGTGCAGATATGCGCAACTCTATCATCCCCATACTTAGACCTAGCGTAATCTATCACCCTATCCCTATGCCTATCGTCAAAGTCTAGATCGATATCAGGCATAGACTTTCTTCCTTCTACGAGGAATCTCTCAAAAAGTAGGCCAAACTTGATAGGATCTAAGTTAGTTATTTTAAAGGCGTACGAAAGAATACTGCCTGCAGCAGACCCCCTACCCCAGCCAACCATTACACCATTTTCTTTAGCCCAATTAACTAAATCTGAAACTACAAGGAAGTATTCAGGAAAACCCATTTCCTTAACAACCCTTATCTCATGCTTAGCTCTCTCTACAATATGCCCAGGAAGCGGATTACCGTATCTCTCCCTAAGCCCCTCCCAAGCCAATCTATCGAAATGCTCATCAGAAGATTCCCCTGTTTCTATTGGATAATCTGGAAAGTAGAGATTACCAAAACTTAAATCTACCTCAACCATGTCACACACTTTCATGGTATTATCTAGCCATTCCTCTTCAAAGATTGATTCCATCTCTGAGTATGACTTTAAGTAGAAATTGTCTCCATGAAAAGAAAACCTATTCTCAGTATGAATATTAGCATTAGTGGAAACACATAACATGATATCGTGTGCTCTAGCATCTTCTTTGTGAACATAATGACAATCACCACTAGGAACCACAGGGGCTCCAATTGTATTAGCTATCTTTACAAGATCATCCATGACCTGCTTTTGCTCTTTGAGTCCGTGATCATGCACCTCTATAAAATAATTTTCCCTACCAACTATTTCTTGCATTTTTGCAGCGGCGCTTAGAGCAAAGTTATAATCACCCCTCAACAAGGCCTGTGCCACCTCACCATTCAAGCACCCGGAAAGTACGATTAGGCCATCACTATACTGGCTTATCAGGTCGTGATCGACCCTAGGCTTAACATAATAGCCGTCAATATATGACATAGAGGAAATCTTTATAAGATTATGATATCCAATATTATTCTTTGCTATTACCGTTAAATGATAGGGCCCTCTTTGCTCCCATTCATTCTTAGCTGGACCCGATCTTTCTTCCTCGTCTTTATCAAATCTAGTTTTCCTAGCTTGATATAGCTCAGAGCCAAGAATTGGCTTTACGCCAACTGCTGTACCAGCATCGTAAAAATCCAACCAAGAATGAATATTGCCATGATCTGTAGTTGCAATCCCTGACATACCAAGAGACTTAGCCCTATCTAGGTATTGCTCTATATCACCATGACCATCTAGCATGGAGTAAACAGTGTGATTGTGTAAGTTAGTCCAATTCTTCATTAAATTCCTCTACCACCGTCAGAGTCTTTCAACGCTGAATTTCTAGTTTCTCTATATGTAATAATTACAACTCCGCCACAGTACTTGCACGGGACTGGTTTGCCCTCTTGCGCAAATGGACTATTGTACATATAGCTATCAGGCTGATCAGAGTGACACTCCGAGCAGACACCAATAACGTCATCAGGATTTTCAATATTAGGCATCTTGTGAACCTCCTTTCTTTACTGTTACGTAAGCGAATCGTATTGGAGATGGTGAAGATAGCTCTTCACTCTCTACGTATCTATCACCTATCTTTATCCACTTTTTCTTCTGATCCAAAGAACAGCTGCCGCATCCGACGCCTACTGAATTTGCTCTTTCACAAGTATATGGCCTACCCCCTATACCTAACTGTCTTCTTCTGATCCAGTCATTAATATGACTACTACTTTTCTCATAGTTATAGTCATCACACTGACTCAGGATTCCGTGTAAAAACTTTACAGAGTCTTCTGTATAACTAAGAATAGAGCATAGGAATAAGCGAGCCTCGTGCTCAAGAAAATGATTATCTATCGCCTGCTGCCATAGCTTTCTAACAGCTGGACATCCTTCAACTAGTCTTTTTGGAGTGAACTCTTTATCAACTTCTTTATACTCCTTAAAAGCTGATGACCCATGCTTATTGAAGTAGGCAAGGAAGTCTTTAGATCTATCCTTTTCAACTTCTAAGTCGTAGATAAACTCCCTAAACCATTCGTTTGCCTTAGCATCAAAAGACTGATCATCAACTTCATTCATTCGTCTTTCGGAGCAGTAGTTTTTTATGGATTCTATTGAGTCAAGTAAAATATCTCTAGGAATTATGTTTTTATATAAACCTGTGTCTTGATGCCTACTCCCCTCTAGTCTCCACATTCTTCTTGCATCATAGACGCTAAAATCTAAATTCTCAAGAGAAAGAGATTCCTTAAGCTTTGTGGCGACCCATCTAAATATGTTTGGTAAATTATTAGATGGATTTATTCCCAGGGTAACTGCTTCACACTCTATGTGAAAACCTTTTTTTCCGGTAAAATACACAAGTACCGCTGAACTTGGAATTTTTGAAATCAAATAATTATATAATACCAAACAGTCTTTATAAGATTCACCAATATCATCGGAGTCTATGTCAAAATATAGCGACCCTAGTCTCACAGCTGAATCAATATCTGGCTTATCATATCTCCATATAGAAGTATATAAACCGGTGTTATTATTTAAGTCCCTATATTCATCTACATTATCTACCGAATAAAACACTGGCAGATCATTCTTCTTCTCCCTTATTACACGAGACAATGAATCAACATACCTCGCAACCTCTACATACTTCCACTGAGATAGAAACTTAGATGACTCAACCGATATCTTCATTTAAACTCAACCTACCAACTTCTTCGTCTATATTCATGATCTCCAATCTTGTAGATGAATCCATATATAATGAATTCGTTCTATAGTAAACAGATTCTTTGATGATATTTTCTATATTAGAAAGTATCCAAATTCTTTTCTTCAACCTATCTTCAGGAGATTCTCCACTTGTCATTAATTAACTCGCTATCTTCTATATAACTATGAATCTTACTTGCAACGTTATCAGAAACATGAACTATATAATCTAAATATGTTATGGGAAAAGTTTCTGGAACAGGAGACCATGGGCCAAGATGGCATCTAACCAATCTTAAAATTGTATTTATTGCTTCTTCGGATAAAAATAAGCAAGATGAAGAGTCATCAGTTCCATAACCCTTATCATGCTCTACGCACTTAGAAACAAAAGATCCTACTGTGTACGGGTGCATCGGGTCATATTCAAAATTATCAGAAGAAGAATTCTCTATACCTTTTGTGACATCATGTAGCAGGCAGGCTGCTAAAACAACATCTCTTTCTTCGTTAATAACAGAGTGAGATTCACACAAAGTGTTAGCAACTCTTACAACTCTTTTTGTATGAAGAACATTTCCACCAGATCCATGCTCGTCTGGTGGATGATACTTTCCAGAAAAGCTGGAAGGTATCAACCAAAAAGATTTAGCTTTTATCAAAACAGATCTAACAAATGATTTTATTGACTCATCTTCTATAAGTTCTATTTCTGGAAGTAAAGGTTGTAATATTTCATTCTCATTTTCATATGACTGATTAGAGTCACTTTCTATTATTTCATCTAAAATACTTTTCTTTGACATTATTTCCATCCTGTCCACTTAGAGCAAGGGTCGTCATAGGGACACTTGCTGCAATACGGTGTCATACCTCTTCTAGGAACAAACACATCTTTATCAACAATTGTATCACACCAATACTGCAGTGCGTCAATATCTTCTGAAGTTACTTCGTATTCACAAAAAGAAACATCATTAGATAATAAATCTACATATCCAAATTTAGTTTTTGGAATTCTTTCTGGATACCTATTGTAGAAACCCATCCACATAGTAGAAAAATCTACTTGATACATATAAGAATTTTTACTTTTGTAATTAAACAAGTATTTAACCACATAATAATTAGACCCATCTGCATAAATAATATCGTATGTATCAGAAACACTGCTTTTTTTATTTGGTATAGCTAAATAATCTTCAGATATTGCTATCGGTATAAGCTCTTTTTCTGAATATACCTCATATACATTAAGTAAAACCGATGCAGCTTTGCTAGTTAAGCTTGCCGTATTGCCGTACGCACTTTCGTGCTGCTCCGTAGTTATATCATAAAAATCTGAATCCTTTGGAAACCAAAGTTTTTCCCACCTATTCAGCAGTGAAGAATACGAAGGGGTAACTCCCGCCTGTTTCTTATACCAAAAATAAGAAAGTATTGTCTTTAAGGTATTTTCAAACTTAATCGAAAAAAGATCTCTTGAATATATTTTTTCAAGATCTAAATTTTCATCATTATACCTGTAATCATACAATCTTTCACAGGTCTGAAAATCTTTTATAGACCTTACAGTAAGCTGTATCATTAATAAAAACTCTCCTCATTTATTAAATTGTAAAGATCAGTTCCCTCAGAATAAGACTCACTACTAACAACTTCGTAGTCCTCGTAAATCTTTTTAGAATCTACGTATCTCACCAAGGGTGGATCGTAAACGAAAGAAGATCCAGTAATCCTATTCTTAGGTATCTGCAGCTGCATTATGTTCTCGTCTTCTGTTTCATCTTCTGAAATTAATCTTTTTTCAGTGATGAATATAGTGACTGCACACTTCTGCTGAATAGCTAGAGAACCTCCAGTGTCAGACTGCTGGACAACCTCTCTTTTCTCCTTCATTCTATTCGCATTCTCCTGAGCTGTTATTATAAGAACACAATTCATATCTCTAGCAAGCTTCTCAAGCTTAACCATCATCTCTTCAAACTCACCCCAACGTGGCTTACCTTTCCCACTACCACGGGTAAACATTGATTGGATAGTATCAATAATAACTATATCTGGTATATTAAAATCTTTACCTATTATTTCTCTTAACCAGTTTTCAAGATCTTCAAAATAAGGTGTATCGGGATCATGTCTGACCATCATTCGATCACCCCAAGTCTCTAGCTTACTTTTAAACTTCTTTAAAGCTGAGTCCTTCTCCTCATCACTCCATTTAGCCGACTCTGCATAAACATTTACACCTAAAATTTGAGTCATTAGGACTCTTTCCCAGTGTCCTATGGCTTCTTCAAAGTTAACATAAAGAACCCTATAACCATTATCTAGCCAATTATTCGCAAGGCACTTAGCGAAGGTACTCTTACCTTTGCCTGAGGGGGCTATAATAGCGTGCACAGCGCCCTTAAAGAACCCGCCCGTATCAGTGTAGCCCATAGCTCTATTGAGAGCTTTAAACTGAGTTGGCACAAAGTCTGGAATTTCTAAAAGTTTTTCTGACCTATTTATTATGTCTTGTGCTGTTGTTACGTCACTAAAAGGATTTCTTCTAGAAAAATTCTGTAGCTCTGCTATCTTTTCGGTTAAGAAAGATATTCTTTTAGAGTCTTCATCACTCTGGTATCCCTTTTTGGCCAACAAATAATTAAGTTCAGAAAGACTATCTTTAATACTTTTCTTAATCTCTTTGTATTTAATAATCTCAACTATAGATTTCTTATCTGGATAGTCTATATTATTAATTTCCCCCAGTAGGGCGTCAAATCCCTCCTGTCCGCCAAGAGCCCTATACACATCGGTCTCGTTATTCAGCCAAACCTTAAAAGCAACTGGGTCTACATATTCTAATCCAGTCTTTTTATGGAAGTCTACAAAAGCGCAGAAAAGCTCGTGAATACCCAACTCACCGTGCACGTGACCCACTGACTCATGATCAAGCTCATTTGAGTAATACTCTATTGCACCGGGGTCTTTCAGGCAGGACGCAAAGAGCTTGTATTCAATAGAATCAAGTATGCTATCTTTGTCCTCTTCTAAAATCATTCAGTCTTTGCTCTTTCAGTTCTCTGTATCTTTTCTTCTTATAATCAGAATTTCTTTTCTTCATCTTTTGATAAAACTCAGAAGAAGTGGAGGAATTCTTATGCGCCTCTGATTCTACCACATCACTAGGCTGAAAAGACCTAATACCATCAATAATTCTACTATACACACTTTCTTCAGTTAAAGAATCATTATACCTAAATACAATAAGTACAATTCCATTCTCTTTGCAAAGATCAGCTTTTCTGACATCTCTTTTTTGTGCTTCTAAAAAATCATATTTTGATTCAAAAAATCTTTTAGTAAAAAAGAAATGCTGTCTTCCATGATATTCTATGGCCAACTTATAAGCTGGACAGTATATGTCCAGCATTAATCTTTCACCTATGTGAAATTCATTTATAATTTCTTCACCTGGAACTATCTTCTTTAGGATTTCTGTAAGAGATGATTGTCCACGAGAGATTTTTCTCTTACCTTTTTTAACCCATGATAATCCATTGTGTTGAATTTTTTTATTTACTTCATTAACTGGAATACCTAACTCTTTAGATATTTCAGAAATGCTTAGATTTGTTTCCATTAACAAATCTGTTAAAAATTCAATATCGTCATCATCAAATGACTTAGCGCTGTGATGCTCTTTCTTTCTCATGATTACCTGAGTTACTTCCCTTAATAAGTGACAAAGTCTTTCCCAAATCAATTACTGACATATTTAAATTCTTCCACACCTTAGGAAGGATACCTAAACCAAATACGCCACAGTCAAGTAGGCAGTAGTAGGCACCTCCGTCAAACTCGGACAGCTGTGCATATACATCATCAACTTTAGAGTAGTAGTTATTATAAGGTACAGTTATAGCATGGACTGAGCTACCAAAAGCCTTGGTTACAAGCTTCTTATCATGAAATGTAACAATTACACTTGGTGTATTTCTAATATAGAAATCTACCATACAGTTGTAATTTTCTCTTTCATTCATAAAATAATACTCAAAAACATTTGAATACAGGTAATCGTTATTCTTATGAAGACCAATCTTGTAGTGCTTATTATCCTTAACATCTGACACAAGAGAATGGGATACTGATTTCATTATTCTTGAATCATTTGCCTTTAAAGAGCTTATAACATTCTTAGCAAAGAAGTTAGGGAAAGAACTCTCACTATTTTTACTTAATGAAACTATAGCTGACTTAGGTATGTTAATGTAGGCAAACTTTTCCTTACCCCCCATCGCTTCAGTAAGTTTAATTATAGATTGCTTTTGATCTAAAAACGTCATTTTTACTCCATTCCAAAATTGCCCCAGTCTATTAAAACTGGGTTAGGGTCAACTATTGAGTTAATGTGATTTATATTATGAAACTCCCCTCCGTCCAAGGAGGAATATCTTTCATACTTACTAGCTTTATCTTCATCTCTTACATAGCCTAAATGCTTCATTACTAAGCCTGAGTTATGCCAGTAGTTTCTACCCTTTATCCACTCAGATACATAACTTGGCTCAGATCCACAAGCTAGCTTTGCATTTCTAAATGCTCCACCCGTAACATATCTAAATATTCTAGAACTATTATTAGGTGCCCACAACTTATCTACTCTATATTGATTTTCATTCCACATGTGATAAAAACGAACGTTCACAACATCAAACTCAGAAGCGCTTAAAGCTTTTGATATTTCAATATTATCAACATGATACAACTCTTCATCACAATCTATAGCAACTACCCAGTCGCCCTCTTTGGCAAACTTTTCCAAATGCGACCAGGCGAAAGCTCTTAATCTACCCTCATGCTGAGTAAACATAGGTTCAGGAGTACTAAATACTTCTGCGTAGTTTGCTGCCACCTCTGGAGTATCGTCATCTGAACAGTCGTCAGTAAATATAATTTTATCTACCTGACGGCTAAGTCTTTCTAGTACTCTTTCTAGGTATCTTGAAGATTCATTTCTACCTATCATTTGTGCGTATATCATATTTAATTCCTTTACAACTAAGAGGGGGGAGGGATTACCCCTCCCCCCTTAAGTATGCTCAAATTACTTATTCTCAGTTGGAAAGCTGGCCACGAGCTTCAACAGAAGTAATTCTGTCAACCTCTACATCCTTGTAGAGAAGCTCACCAATTGCGCCTGAAGCCTTGCCACGTGCGCTGAGAGCGATCTTCTCAGCCATCGTCTTGTTGGGGGCCTTTACAATTGAAGTTGTAGTAACAGTGAAGTACTTGAACTTGTTATTGGACATTTTCAACCTTTCTGGTTAATTTGATGGATAATTTACAGCGATGTATTCTATCGCCTCCTGCATCGAGGATGCAAGCTTTGTTGCCATATATTTTAGATAAACTCTGGATGAGGCTTGAGGAGAAGCAAAGACTATAACTGGCTGTCCGTGCATCTTAGCCCAACTCATCTCAAAGTCAGTTCCTATATATTGGCGATCTTGTATCATGTATTCGACTAGAAGTATATCAGCTCTTTTCTGAAGATACAAATTCTTCTCAACAATTTCTTCTGGAGATTCATAATCATTATCAATGATCATTGTTGGATCCAAAACATCGTACCCTCTCAGAAGGAGCTCCTTTGAAGCGACCTTGCGCCACTCAGATCCATACTGCTCAACACCTTCTATTGCGCCAGATAAAAAAACCTTTGTTGTCATTAGCTATCCCTAAACTCTGACCAAGTCTTATTTCCAGAACCATCATATACCCTAGCTAAGCCAATGTCAACTAGATCTAGGTTTAAACAGCGCTCATCTTTAATATCAGTAATGGTTCCCAAAACTCTTCCGTACTTACCCTTTTCCTCTTTTGTAGTTTTTATAATAAACTCAGGGCCAACCTTATCAAACCACTGCTCAACATACTCTTTTGCTGCAAGTCCTAGCTTCTTTTCTTCCAAATTCTTAGTCCTACTCTCTGGAGCATTAATTCCAGCGAGGCGCACTCTGCTAAAATAATGGATATCAAACCCAAGATCAATATAAACATCGATTGTATCTCCATCTACTACTCGTTTTAACTTTGCTACATATGTATATAAACTCATTTTAACTATCTCTCCATATTATTTTGCTCGTCTTCGTTAAAGAACTCTTTTAAATACAGTAACATTTAATCTCTTTCTATACCAAAGTAGTCGCACGCTTCCCTAAATAGTTTTTGACTTACCCTAAACTGTTGATCAGCTAAACCACCTATAGGTGAAGACTTATGCCAACTATGGCCCATTGATATGGAGCCATCATAAACTATGTTATAGCCTAAATGTCTAGCAAAATAAGAGCACCACGTTTCCTCATAATAGTGAGGAGTTGGAAGAAATGCACCTATGGCTCCGGAAACCAAATTTTGATACTTAGGATGATATGTCATATTGTTCCAAACTTCTCTTCTAATAAAATAAGCAGAACCGGAAACCGTAACACACTGCACCCTATCTTTGTAGAGAGAGTCATCTGGATCATGCTCTCTCCACCCTCTCATAACAGGCTTTATATTGCTGCCAACAATCCCAGCATGAGTTATGTAACCATCTTCATCTCTTTGCTTAGGGCCAAGTATGTGGACGTCAGGATTGTTATCAAAAAAATTCTGAACCATAATCATATCCTTAGTAGTGAACCAAACATCACCATTAAGTAATCCGATTATTTCTCCATCACCTTTTGATGCGAGAGAGTTACATGCAGCAGAGTAACCTATGTTCTCATTTTTAAAATACTTCTTAACATTATACTTATATAGATTTTGCCCAATCCAAGAATCAGTTTCACCCGAAGACCCATTATCAGCTAAATACATATTCCAAATATTTTTAGAATAGTCAGAATGACAAGTCTCCAGTAATCTCATAAGTAAAGAAGGAGTATTATAATGTACGACACACAGGTCTATCATAGTATCTCCATAAAAACCATTCTTAGACTTCCACTAGCAGAAAGCCCAAAATCATACCATTCAATAAATAAGCTTTTTGCGTAATATAAGTTATCACCTATAAAAAAATCTTCCAAGACTGAAAAAGCCTCTTGATGCGTAAGAGTATTACGCCCAGTCTTCTTCAGTAACTTCATGATAATTCTCCTCAGCTTGAACCCTAATAGTGTCGGCAACATCTCTCCATGCCCCGGCATCCGTAGTATTATCTTGCTGTTCAGCTAGAATATCACACGTTTGAGCTAGATACATAAGGGTATCATAAGTCATTACGACTGCTGACTCTCCTGGCATCAGCTTAACAATGTGCTTCTTCTTTAACTTACTCATTTTCATTTTCCTTTTCTTGTATTTTATATAGAGAAACAGTATTGGTGTCTGGTTCCATTGTTATAAAGAAAACTTTTTTATCATCTTCAGAATACCCTTCAGGCGGAGGACTTTCCTCTGCAACCTTTTTTGAGGAGCATCCGTAAACCTGACTATGGTTTGGGTAAACAACTAGATAGTTTAACTTAGAAGCTGGCATTATACAACCTCCACCAAATTAATACCACACTTTACCAAAAAATCTTTCACATTACTCCAATCTGCATAAGACTCATCGCTTATGTAATACACATTCTGAACAGTAGAATTAGATATTAGCTTAGCACACGAGAAGCAGGGTGGTCCATTTACATATAGGCTTACCGGGCGAGAATTATAATCTGAATGCAGGAAAGCGTTTGCCTCCGCATGTATTGCTATACAGTTATCATAATTGCTTCCACTAGATGAACCCTCGGAATATCTAGGGCACCCACCATCTTCACAGTGCTGAACACCACTCGGACCACCATTATACCCAATACCAACCACATGACCAAGGCCATCTATCAAAACTGCGCAGTACTTTTTCTTTGCGCAGGTTGAAAAAATGATAGATAGAGACTTACACATCTCCATATATTGATAATTCTTATTAGATAACATCACACCAGAATAATTAATCCTGCCATTGCAGATAGTGCCAAAGAAAGCGTAACAGAGATTAGCTTAGTATTTCTATCTTCCGAAAACTGGTTGAGCATCTGAAGGGCAAACGCCCAATTAATTATCAGGGAGAAAAATATTACCCTTAAGATTATTTCCATATTTTATCTACCTGTTAACATTGGGATGCTTACGGGAAACTTTTTATAAGCTAATTCATAAACGGCTTCTGCATAATCTCGTATCTCGGCCTGAGCATCCTCTTCAAGTCTCTGCGACAAGAATAGTGCTACAGACTGCAGACTACACGACCACCTATACACAACATGCATACCGTACGCAGGCAGAAATAGTCTTGCCTGCTCTGGAGCAACCCCAGAATCCATAGCCATTTGATATAGCTGTTCACCTTTTTCTATAAAGTTTTTAAGCTCAGTAGTTAAAACTGCTCCAGTAAAAGGATCCACTGGGCCACCAGACCCCTGCTTCTTGTCATCCGTGGCAGTTCTCCAGTCTTCATTGCCCGGAACATAAAACTCGGGCTCCATCGTAACATATCTACGTGAGGATTCGTTCCAGGAGTCCATAGTATGATCAGATCCAACAACATATTTCCAATGCTGCCTAGCTACCATCAAAGGTGCCTTAAACTCAAACGTCATAAAAGCGTGCCTAAACGGAGACATGTGATTTTCTCTGGCTAAGAAATTAATCAATCTAGTATCTGAAACAGACATTTCTTTAGACTCTTTCGCAAAAGATGCCCTAGCTGCATTGACAACCGATAAATCCGAACCCATCGAATCTACCAACCTAACATAACCGTTACCCAATACAGATATTGTCTCATCAAGATCATTATATTGGGTAGGGTTATCAACCTCTACCTCATCAATCTTCATCATCATCCTCTAAATCTTCTATAAAATCAATTCCGGCTTCTAGTATATGATTTTCTATGATGTATTCCACTAAAGACTCATTAAAATCATCAGAAGATGTTGACAATTTATTGAAAAAATCTTGAACATCCTGACTATTTAAGGTAGATAAAGCTTCCTCTTCATTATCTTGAGCTTTTGACAATATAACAGTCAAGTGCTCTATGGACTCTGTTAAAGCCTGCATCGTGAAAATAACATCCTTAATAGATATACTAGATTTAGACTTAAAAGCTTCAGAAATTTCTTTTAAATCTTCAGCTTCTAGCATTTCGCTAAACTTTTTTTCAAAGTCTTCTGGATTATTTTTCATTTCACCTACCTAATCGGACAAGCTCCGCCTTCACATTCCAAATCTTCTAGCGAATACTCATTTATCTGATCAACAAATACGATATCTCTGATCTTGGACTTCATCTTATCATACTCTGATCCATCTATCTCTTCGTATGGAGCTAAAGCAAATCCGTGATCACTATGTAGAAGGAAGGAGACAGACTTTAGTTTATTCTTATAATTCTTCTTCATCCACTCCTGAATTTCAGGCAGTTCTTCCTTGCGGTAATAAACTGTTACAGAAACATTGTTATCAGCCCACTCAGACTGGGCCTTAACAACCCACTCCAATTGTTGAATAGCAGTAAGATCTTTAGCAAGAGTTGCATGCTCTGGCGTCTCACACGGGAAAGATACAACACACACAGTGTGATTTTCTTTTCCATCAAGACCAACATCATACTGGACATCGTAACCCTTTTCACGACAGTAGTTTACGAGAGGATCTGCGCTACCCATTCGTACACGACGAATATAGTGCTGAGAGTAGGCTGGGTGGATTCCTGGTGTTACACCGGCAAGGAGGCTGAGTGTACCAGAAGGCTTAACGGT